TACCATCTGCAGAGGAACGTATGGGCAATAGAACAGACCTGCGTCATAAGGTGAAGAACCCTTATAACCAACAACGTAGTACTGGTTAGGTGATACGTTTGCCGAATAAGGATCGATATATACGCGATACTTACCAAGCAGAACACCAGCGAAGGTGTTACCAGTGTCATCAACGTTCAGGTTTGCGTTGAGTGCAGGGGTGTAATCCAGTACACCTGCCATTGACAGTGCCGAAGCAACGTCAGCAGAGCACATAACTACGTTGCCCTTTCCTCTACGAGTGCGCTGTGCAATTGCGTTAGCGTCACGCTCGATTTGGAACAGGAGACCCTTGAACTTCTCAACTGACCAACGACCGTTTGAGTCGATGTCAAGGTCGAATACGCCTTGGGTTGCGGTGTTTGCTGCAGCGCCTTGCTCAGCAACCTTATAGATGGTTCTGATGACTTCGCGGTTGATTTCAGCAAGAATCTCGCTTGAGAGAATATTAGCGAGTTCTGCTTCTGCGTTCAGACCGTGAATCGCCTTCAGGTCCTGAGCAAGCTCAAGGCTGTATTCTGCCTTCAGTGCTCTTGACTTTGCTTCAACAAGAACCTTCTCGATCGAGAATGCCATCTCGTTGAACTGGTTGCCATCACCATTACCCAGGTTCTCAGCATCACCAGTTACCATACCTTGTCCAAGGTTGTAAGCGGTGGATGATGCGGTTCCTACAGGGTTCAGGAGACCAGGGTTGCTACCTGCTTGTGCAGTAGTACCCATACCAGCAACACCATCGGTAAATCCGTTGCTGTTGTTGAGACCATTAGGTTGACCAGAGAATGCTGAATCTACTTCATCGAAGAAGGTTTCTGCACCGTTCTGATCGGTGTAGCGTGAACGCATTGCGAAGATGAGTCCAGTAGGACCACTCATTGGTTGAACGCCAGCCAGGTCATATGCGACAAGGTTAGGCATTGCACGTCTGATCAGGGAGATCAGAACGGGATCAAAACCAGCAACAGGACCGCCAGCAGCAGCGTCACCAGAGAATCCACCACCAGTTCCTGGTGAAGGAGCGCCAGCAGCGTTAGCAGCGTTTGTTGGGGTTTCGGTCAGAAGACCGTGAGAGAATGCGGTTTGCTCTCTCAGAAACTTTTCTTGGTTTTCGAGCAGGACAGCGGTTACAGCTCTACGATGAGAATCTTTGATTGGATCAAGACCGTCATAGTCGAGAAGTGGACTCCACTTTTCCTGCAGATGCTCGGATTGGAACATTTGCTTTTTCCTTTGTACTAAATGTGTTTGTTGGTTGAATTATATTAAAATCACTTTTTGGCAACACCAGAAAGTGTTCTCAGATAGGCATTCATGCTATCAGAGTGGAATACTTGTGCATCCACTTCAACTTCTTCCGATAAACTTTCGGACTTTGCTTTTGGAGCTTTCTGCGCTGAGAAGTATGACTCCTTCAGCATCTCCAGTTTTTCACGATAATTGGTTTCACTTTCAAACTCAACACTTTCAGCAAGTGAAGCGAGCTTCTCTTTTTGAGAGAGTGCTAGACCCTCTGCAACATCATCAAAGATTCCATCAGCAACCGACTCGGAGAGACGCTTGTTGAGGACGACATTCTTTTCGATTTGCTCGTTGAGTTTTGTCTCCATTTCATCAAGTTTTTGTACCATGCTCTCTAGAACATCATATTTATCTTCAGGGATTGATACATAATGTGCTTCAAAAAGTTCCTTCATGCCTGAGAGGAAGCTCTCAGTCATTTCAGTCTTAAGTGCATTTTCGATGGAGATCTGATTCTCAGTCATCCATTCGTCAGCAACATACTCTAGATAAGAATCTACACGCTCGGTAAGAGCAGATTTGAATTCAGAAACTTCTTCAATAAGTCTCTCTTCATATGCAGCATCATACTGCTCGATGAGAGATTCTTTAATCTCAGAAACTTTAGAACGAAGTGCAGATTCAAAAATAGTGCGTGCTTTCTCTTGGAATTCTTCCGAGAGTTCTTCGCCACCAAGGAGAGCGTTGACATCTTCAGTAACGTCAAACTCTTCTTCTACTTCTTCCTCTTCTTCTTCACCCTCAAGCTCTTCTTCCTCTTCAGTTTCTTCTTCTTCAGAGACGAGATCTTCTTCAGTTACTTCTTCCTCTTCTTCAAGGACTGCTTCAGTATCAAGTTCCTCTTCTTCCTTAACGGCATCAGACTTCTTGAGACCTTTCATTGGGTCAGCACCCTTTGCACCCTTAGTGACAACATCTTTAACTTGCTTAAGTGTTGCACCAGGAGTCTTCAGCATTGCTGAATTATCATCAGACTTATAGTTCTCGGGGGTAGGACCGCCAAGATCTTCCCATGATCCCGATTGACCATCGACTGCGCCTGGAGCAAGCTTTTGCATTGGATCCCCTGCCTTTGCACCTGCATTAACAGCGGTTCTGGATTGACTTGTGCCTGCTTCCATTTCCTGTAAATTGTTGTCACTAGACATTTGAGACTCTCCGTTTTACCTTTAGATTCTTTAATCTATATTTATTTATTAAAATTAAATTTTTACTTCTTAAAGTGAATTTAAGAAGTTATTGAATAGCTCTAACTTATGCTCTTCAAGTCTTCTCTGACGAGTAAGATCTTCAATAGCATTTTTTGTACGATGTGCAACTCTTTCTCTTAGAATTCCACCATCCCATACCCACTCTTTACCTTCCATAATTCCAGATACAAAAGCATCAGGAGCAGAAGGATCGGCAACAATATCAGCAGCAGTTGCTAACATAAAGTCCTCACCAACTTCCTTATAACCTTTTTGGTTTTCTCTGAGTGAACCAATACCTCTAGAAGACACCCCAAGAGTTACTCCATCTTTGAGTAAAGATTCTGCAATCTTACCCATAGGAGTAGATAAAATTTGTGCTTTACCTACAAAGTTATTACCATCTTGCTTCAATTCACAAATTTTATGAGATACTCTATCCAAATTTACTGTAGGACCATCTGGATGTCCCAGTTCACCAAGAGCTCTACCCTTATCTACATAATCTTTAGAATATCTCTTTACTTCCCTTTCCATAATTTGGAATGGATATAACCTACCATTACGATTTACTTGCTCACTCTGAAGAAATATCCCTTGAATATAAAGATTTTTCTTACCATTAACCGTTTCGGTTATGAGCTCAACTTTTTCAATTTCTTCTCTAATGAGTTTCATCTGTTAAAAGACTAAGTTCTTATCTATTATTTATTCAGTCTTCAATTTCAGACTCATTGGAATCAAATAATGATGATGATACTGGAGCTCTCATCGAATCAACTCTTTCAGTTGCCTTTACAAATAGCATATCTTTAATATTAGATGCTACATTGGATGGAGATTCATCCGCAATAATCATATCTAAAAGTTCGTCCATAATTCTTATGTATAAGTATTACACAGTTATTTAGATAAATACAAAAAAATGTATTTTTGTATGGATGAGTTCCCTCATATCTACTATACAAATGTTGATCGTAAAGTAGATAGAAAGCAGTATATGGAATCTCAATTTGATTCTCTTGGATTATCTTATACAAGAATTGAGATGTTATCTTGCCCTAAAGATGGTCCACCAAAAAATTTTTTAGATAACTTAACTGGCACATATCCAGATAACTGTTCTCAATGGATAAACTGGTATGGTTCTTTATTGTTTGATTTTTTTGAAGAATGGTTGACAACCAATGAAGATTATCTTCTCTTTATGGAAGATGATTATGACTTATCTCTAATAAGTAAATGGCATTTCACCTGGAGAGAATTTATGAATAGAGTTCCCTATGATTGGGACTGTATTCAACTTGGATTTGAAACTCCAGATATAATTCCATTTTACTTACACCCAACTAGATCTCAATATTCTTTGGGCGCATCTCTATTAAAAAGAGATTATGTGGAAAAATTAGTTGATCTTCATAAACCATTAGGTAAATATAAATTTGATTACAGGATTGCAAATCACATTTACATTGATAGAGATTCTGGAATACATGATGGGTATGATTATGTTGCAACTTCTGGTGGTCCAGACTATTATATAAATCAATCGGGTAAAAGTTATTCAATACCTCTAATTCCAATGAATCCCTATCTTGCTGGAATTAGTCACCAAGGACCGTTTGGTGAGCTAAGTTGGAAACCAAAGATTAGTTTTGTCAAATGTTATGAGGCATATCATGAATGGTGGAATAACGATAAAGATAATTTTACTTTAGATGAATTTTTTACTTATGGAAAAGACAATGATTGTTTAATGGAAAGAGATATAACCAGATGGGATGATAAATACTTCTACGATTTGGCGATGAAATATCATGAAGGTTTACTTATTTCAACCACAACATGAGATTATCATTAAAGGAGTAAAAAATTATTGGTTACCTTATGCTGCTGGTTGTTTGTGGAGTTATGCTAAAGAAAATATACCAGAGTGTGAATTGGGAGAAATTATATTCAAAAGAGAAAGTATTGATACTGTACTTGATAAAATAGAAGATCCTGATGTTTGTGCTTTTAGTACATATATTTGGAATGAACAATATAACCTAAAGTTAGCACAACAAATTAAATTAAAATATCCAAATTGTATGATTGAATTTGGAGGTCCTCAAACGACTAAACAACTGATTGAAAAAAATTATATTGACTGTGTTATTCTTGGTGAAGGTGAAAAAGATTTTGTTGATATGCTCAATAGAATAAAAAATTCCCAACCAATAAAACCAATTTATGAAAGA